AATTTGAAAACCGAGTTATTAAAGATTAATTTAAAGGAGGAAGATAAAATGAAACTGAGTTTGTCAACAGCGAAACTGAAAGACATGGTAACTAGAGCATCAAAAGGAGTTGGTAATAATAAACTGATTCCTATTACAAGTCTTATGGCTATTGAATTGAAAGATAATGCTTTAACACTTATTACAACAGATGCTACAAATTATCTCTATATTAGAGAAGACAAAGTAGTTGGCGATGATTTCTATGTTGTAGTAGATGCGGATACAATTTCAAAGCTGGTTTCTAGGATGACTTGTGATACGGTTACACTTGAGGTTAAAACAGATGCAGTGCTGTCAGTTAAAGGCAACGGCAATTATAAGATTGAATTACCGCTTGATGAGAACGGAGAACCGATTAAATATCCAGACCCGTATGCACAGTTACGCGAAACTATTGCAGATGTAGGAGTTATTAATCGTTCAACGATTCAGGTTATCTTAGATACAATTAAGCCCGCTCTTGCTACTACATTAGAGAACCCGTGTTACACAGGATATTATGTTGGTGAAAATGTTGTAGCTACAGATACTTATAAAATCGCCAGTATGAACGTAAAGCTGTTTGATGTACCAAGACTTATTAGTGCTGAGTTGATGAATTTGCTTTCAGTAATTAATGAAGAGAAGATTCAGGTATCAATTAGCGATAACAGCGTTATTTACAGTACACCGACTTGTAGAATTGTTGGTAAGTTTATGGAAGGTGTAGAAGATTACTCGATTGATGCCATTATGGAACTTGTCAATACAGAGTATGACAGTCATTGCTCAATTCCTAAGAGTGCTATTTTACAGTTACTTGATAGACTTTCATTGTTTGTCGGCACATATGATAAAAATGCGATTTTCCTCACATTCACAAGAGATGGTTTGCAAGTATCGTCTAAAGCGGCAAATGGTGTCGAGATTATCAATTATGTGTCTAGTGATAACTTTAAAGACTTTACATGTCCTGTAGATATTCAGATGCTTACACAAGAAGTTAAGGCAATTCAGAGTGATGTGGTTGATTTGTACTACGGCGAAGATAATGCGATTAAGATGGTAGACGGTAATATTACAATCATTGTCGCACTGCTTGAAGATGATGCTATTGACGAATAATTAAAGTGACAAATTGTAACTATAAATAGTGAAATATTCTATTTATAGTTACAATTTTTACTTGACATTTTATTGATTATGTAGTATAATATTATATAGAAAGTGAGTTACATATGAAGTGGGTAAGAGCAAAGGAAGGTAACAGATATACGTTGACAGCTTTGGGTGCAGAGGATTCACGAATTAGAGCAAAGTTTGAATTAAATAGTCCAAATTATAAACAGTATCAGAGAAGTGTGCCTTCATCGTGGATTGATAAGGGATATGTTGAGGAGGTAAAAGATGGCGCGGAATAGTTTGAAGAACGTCTGCCGATTAATAAATACAGTAACAGAAACATTGCCACCAGAGCAAGATTTTTTAAATGATTTAAAACGGTCAATCGAGATTACAGCAGATAAAGGCGGTAGCAGACTTCCTAGTAAGACATATAAGCCGTCTGGAATGAATTGTATACGTGCTAGTTACTATCAGATAATGGGAACACAACCGGACGAATCGTCATCAAGTTATTCACTTGTTGGTATTTGTAATAGCGGTACAGATATTCACGTAAGGGTCCAAACTGCTGTAGAGCAGATGAAAAATAATGGAATGGATTGTGAATATATAGATGTCGCAGAATTTGTAAAACAACGAAATCTGGATTATCTTGATATAGTTTCTAAGAACGGCATGGAAACAAAATTGTATCATAAAAAGTTTAATATGTCCTTCATGTGTGACGGCATTATTAAGTATAAGAATCATTATTACATTCTGGAACTTAAAACTGAAAGTAGCTATAAATTTATGAACCGAAAAGATGTTGATTCAAGTCACTATCAACAGGGCACAGCTTATTCTCTTGCATTTGGCTTAGATGAAGTTATCTTTGTTTATATTAATAGGGATATTTTAGATATGAAAGCGTTTATGTTTAAAGTAACACCAGAGATGAAAGAGAATTTAGTTGGCTATATTGAAGAGTGTGACGGATATGTAAAGCGTATGATAGCGCCTCCAAAACCAGAAAACGTAACCAAAAAAGCATGTAGCTATTGTGGATATAAAACTCAATGTAGAAAGGATGGATAATTATGAAACCTACAAAAGAACAGTTTAAGGAGTACGTAGACATTAGAGATTCTGGAATGACCAATATGTATAATGTTAGTTTTATCTGTGCTATGTCGAGTACAGGATTAACCAGAGACATTTGTATTTACATTATGGGACATTTTGAGGAATTGGCAGACGAATACGAGGTTGAAATCTAGTGGCTGTAAATCGAGGAAAACAATTTGAAGATGTAATCAAAGAATCCTTTTTAAAAGTTCCTAATGTATCAATAGATAGACTACATGACCAGACAACACACTGGAAAGGTAGCAAAAACATTTGTGATTTTATTGTATACAAAGAACCATATGAATATTACATAGAGTGTAAATCTACTCATGGAAATGTATTTTCGTTTAGTAAAATTACTGATAATCAGCTATCAGGGTTATTGAAAAAATCTGACATTAAAGGTGTAGTTGCGGGTGTTATAATTTGGTTCGTAGATAAAGATGTTACAATGTTTGTGCCTATTCAATACATTTCATGGTTAATGTTGTGTTCGTACAAAAGTATACGCTATGACCACGTTGGTGGAAATATTGTACGTCTGTGCGGCAAAAAGAAACGTGTGTTCTTTGATTATGATATGGGAGAATTTTTTAATGAAGTTAGAACTTGAAATATACGATTGTTTATGTGAAACAAAGACCTTTAAAATTAATGATATTTATGCAGATTATCATGATTTTGGCAGTAAAGAAGATAGTATGCCATTTAGTCCGTATGCTTATATGTGTGAGAATATGAAGTTTACACCGAAATTACCAAAGCAATCTGTTTTAAATAAGTATAAAATTACGGTAGATGAGTACGTAGATGTTTGTGATAAGTTAGAAGCTGGTTTATCATTTGGTCGTTGCGGGTGGTGTATATGAGGTTCGACATTGATAGTGATGCTTTACAACAGGTAGAAGAAATAAAGCATCGAGTAGAGGAAAATTCCAAAACAATAGATGAAATTGTTGATGGCATTATTAAGCCATATTGTAAAGATTTGGATAATTATGTATCCTTCATTAAAGACTGTTTGAAAGATGGTGAGAATCCGCCAACTACAGATGAACTTGATGATTTTTGCCTTAACCTGTCAACCTATATTTATTTCGCTGGTGGTATGACAGAACATCTTGGAATACGTGACGATATTTCAAAAGCAGTGTACAAGGAGATGTATCATACAGCACGAGCAAGTCAAGATAAGGGCACGGTAGCAGATAAAGACAGTTTAGCAGAGTTAGCAAGTCAGGATGAGTTTATTGTATCGTCTTCTTACACGAGAGCCTATAAGATGATGAAGGCAAAAGTTGAAAATGCTCAAGAATTATTAGGCAGTGTAAAGAAAGTATTATCACGTAGAATACAAGAAATGGAACTTTCAAGAATCGGGGGAAGTGGAAAATAATGTTTGGAATTAGCTGGATAGATATGATTGGTACTTATGAACAACGAAAAGTAGCAAACTATAAGAATGATATTTTTGAAATAGATACGGTTCGTGTAACAGACAGACGTTTTCCGTATGAAACTGCGATAAGGCATAAAAATTTTAATGATGGTGATTGGATAGTTTTGGGGTTTAGCAGTACAAAAGAAGAGGCACAAGAATATCATGACAAATGTGTGGAACAGTTTACATTTAGTCCATATCCAGTAGTAATCGAAGATGCTTATACATTTAAAGAATATCCAATAGTGTATGTAAAGGAGGAGAAGTAATGGAACATATTTTACAGTTTGCAATTAATATTGATGATGATACTATTAAGAAGAATGTTGAGGCAAAAGCGGAAAAGCAGATTATTGAACAGGTAGCTAAGGATATTAAATCGTCTATAGTAGGTAATTACGGTTCGTTGACACGCACTGGTGAAACTATTGTCAGAACTATAATGGAAGAGCATAAAGATGAGATTATTAAACTTGCCGCAGATAGTGTTGCTGAATCTATAAAACGTAGTAAGAAGTATAGAGAGGCACTTGCAAACATAGTTGAGGAAATGAATGATGACAGATGAACAAAAGCGGGAAATTGAAGAATTATTAATTGCTAAAATTAAAACTTGTGCTGGCGGTATTTCTAATTTGTCTTCTACAGCTAGTGATTTACAAACAAGCGAGGCAATAAAAAATTTAGTGGAAACGATAGGAGTAATAGAACGTGACTGGTAATGAGTATCAAAGATTGGCAAGTAGAACAATAAATAATGATTTGTATGTGCCAGAAGTTGTGTTACATGCTTTGCATGGTATGTCTGGCGAGATTGGAGAGATTCATTCTATCTATCAAAAATCATATCAAGGTCATAAAGCAGATGAGGAGCATCTAAAGAAAGAAGTTGGCGATTTGTTGTGGTTTGTTGCAGAATATTGTACAGCTTATGGGTGGGACTTAGAAGATATTATGCAAATGAATATAGATAAATTAAAAGCGAGATACCCAGAAGGATTTGACGTAGAGCATAGCTTACATAGAGCAGAAGGTGATATTTAATGGAACAAGTTAATCATCCCAGTCATTATAAAAAAGAAGGTCGTAAAGAGTGCATTGAAGAAATGATAGAATTATACGGTAGAAATGCAACTGCTATATTTTGTCTTACCAATGCTTATAAATATCTTTACAGAGCCGGAGAAAAGGAAAATAATTCAGAGCAACAAGATGTTGAAAAAGCACGATGGTATTTCAACTATGTTAATAAACATTTGTCAAGTTGTGTACGGTATAAAGGTGTACTTAGATTATATAATGATATAAAGAGGGCATTGAAAGAATATGATTAAAGTAGATATTATCGGTTATTCAGACTTTGAGAGTGCTTTTAAAGCAATGCGTAATCCAATGAGCAGTTGGGATAAAAGTGATAGTAAGTGGGTAGAGAAAGGACGTCTTGATGACGGCTCGATTTTTCGTGAATATGTTTTAGGTGAACATGATAAGTCACTTGCTCAGAGATTGTTTATATCTGGTGTTGAACATCGTACATTTGCGAGAATGGTTTATGTCACAATGGACATTACTGCTCCGCTATACTGGTGGAAGGAAATGGACAGATACACTGTAGGTAAGTCGCAGGTCTCCACAAGCACGATGCACAAGATTCATGCAAGAGAATTTACTCTGGATGATTTTAGCCATGAGCATTTATTTGGGGAAGTTGACAACAGATATGCCAACCAACCGATTGGGGTATTGCAAATAGTCATTGAGTGTTTAAATCACTGGCGAAAGAATTATCTGGAAACAAAAGATAAAGACTGTTGGTGGCAGCTGATTCAGCTTCTTCCGTCTTCTTATAATCAGAAAAGAACAGTCTGTATGTCTTATGAAGTGGTTTTTAAGATTATTCATGAACGTACTGGACACAAACTTGATGAATGGAATGATTTCGTGAAAATTTTAAAAGATTTGCCATATGTTGAAGAAATTATGGGGGATTAACTATGGGATTAAAACTTGAGGAAATAATGAAGAACACTAATAAGCGATTCAAAGAAGAAATCATAACACATGGGTTAAGTGAGTTTTCATATAAGCGTATTCCATTTACTTCTCCTAGAA